CATGCAACGCCGTTCTTAATGGATGACGCGCGTTATCAAGTGTTTAACAACACAGTGTCTCAGCAAGTTATGGCGGCAGTTAAGTCGCAGCAGACGCTATCGTTTGATGACGTTAAATCTGCTGGCTTCTCACTGTCTGCGCCTGCTGACGTTGCATCTGCTCAACAATCTGCATTGGCTGCTGTTAGCAACGCTGCAAACAACGCATAAGGTGACACATGCCATCGACATACGCGGAACTCAAAGACCAAGTTAGAAACTTCATCAACAAGCCTGACATTGATCAGACGATTGATACGTTTATTGACTTGGCAGAGGCAGACATCGCGCGCAAGGTTCGCCATTGGAAAATGGAAAAGCGCGCGACAGTTCAGCTAGACGATCAGTATTCGCGTGTGCCGACTGACTGGCTGGAGAGCATTCGCTTTTACTTGAGCGAGGGTAATACGTTCGAGCTTACGCAAGTAAGCCACGCTGAAATCATAAGCAAGCGTGTGGATGCGCTGAACACGACAGGGCGCCCACGTTTATTTACAATGAGCGACGGCGCGTTTGAGGTGTACCCAACGCCGGATACAGCATACACTGCAGAGCTTTTGTATTACGCCAAAAACGACGCCTTATCAGACAGCAACACATACAACTGGCTACTGCAGGACGCGCCGGACGTTTATCTGTATGGCACGTTGATGCACACGGCGCCGTTTCTAGGCGAGGATGCGAGAATACCCGTCTGGGCGAACCTATATCAATCTGCTCTTGATAGTGTTAATCTGTCGTCAGAAAAAGCCATGAGCCAGAAGTCTGGTTTACGAATGCATCTTAGGAGTTACTAATGAGTTTTACAGACTATCTTGAAGATAAGATACTGGGGCATGTGTTTGAGGGCACGGCCTACACCGCGCCATCAACACTTTATGTTGGGCTGCACACATCTGCGTCAAGCGACAGCGCGGCTGGCACTGAGGTGTCGGGTGGGTCATACGCGCGTCAGACTGCTACGTTTTCTGTGAGCGGCACAAGCCCGACAGAGGCGGCAACGACATCCGCGATTGAGTTTCCTACGGCGACAGCCTCATGGGGCACCGTGACTTACGCTGGCGTTTATGACGCGTCGAGCGGCGGCAACTTGCTTGCGTATGCGCAGCTTACCGATCCAAGCGATTTTACTACCGCCCTGCCTAAGACGATTGAAACGGGCGACATCTTTCGCATTTCCGCTGGAAACCTGAAAATACGATTGGACTAATCCATGGCTACTATTGTTACACGTTCTGGGAAGGGGTCACCGCTTACCCATGCCGAAGTTGATGCCAACTTTACAAATCTAAACACGGATAAGCTGGAGTTATCTGGCGGCACCATGACGGGTAATCTAGAGGTGCAAGGCACTGTCACGGCTGATGGGCTGACTGTTGACCCAGCAAACTCAGCTTCAATAAAAATACAATCTAATACAACGACAAGTCCTGTTGCGACCCTTGAACTGATCCGTGGAACAAATGCCACTTTTGGGGCTGACGCTTATGGTGACTATAGGATTAAAAATGAAGGCTCTCAGCTTTATATAGATAATGGAAGCAACGGCTCGACTTATACTCGCTTTAATATAAACACGGACGGCGACATCAGCTTCTACGAGGACACAGGCACGACTGCCAAGTTCTTCTGGGATGCGAGTGCGGAACGGCTGGGTATCGGTAATGCGGCTCCTGCGACCACGCTTGACGTAACTGGCACTGTCACGGCTGATGGGCTGACTGTGGATGGGACAGGGGTGGAAGTTATTTCTGTCAACTCGACACAAAATGGTGCGCAAATTAACTTTGACAGCGCATCAACTTCAGTAGACTGGTCTATTGGTGTATCCAACAACGCTGATGGTGACTTCTTAATTTATCAAAGTGGTTCAGGCAGCGGTGACATAAACCTTTACACAGGCGGCTTAAAACGCCAAGAAATAAACCGAAACGGCGACATCAGCTTCTACGAGGACACAGGCACCACGCCAAAGTTCTTCTGGGATGCGAGTTTGGAAGAGCTTATTGTTGGTTCCTCTACTGGCGCTGGTGGCGCTGGCCTTACCATTACATCCTCATCAGGTGATGCTATCGGTTATCTAGTTGCTCGTGGCAACAACAGCTTAACCACACAACATCGTTATCTAAACAAGAGTTCAGGTGGATCAAACACTGGCGGTGCTGTCGGGCATATTGGAGATACTGGCTTAATTTTGACCGCATCAAGCACATCTATTGATGGCGCTCAAGATGTAGTCATCGACAGTTCTGGTAATGTTGGTATTGGGACGAGTTCGCCTGACACCAAGTTGACCGTAAGTGGTGGTGACATCAAGGCTACTGGCTCCTTACGCAACCAGATGCTTGTTATAGAACGTACGGATGCAGCCAACGACTATGAGTGGCAAATCCAAGGTGGCTCTTCCAGTGACCTTCCGTATCTTTCTTTTGTTGACAACAAAGGTGGTGCAGCGGCAGAACGCATGCGCATTGACAGCAGCGGTAACTTGCTGGTGGGGACTACGGATACAACACTGTACAACAATTCAGATGGCTCTGAAGGCGTAAGAATTGCCGAAGATCATGTGTCTATAGCAAGTAATGCAAGAACTGTTTTTTATGTAAACAGGCAAACATCTGATGGTGAGATTATTAATATCCGCAAAGACGGCACCACTGTGGGGAGTATTGGGGTTAGTAGTACAACAGGCCTTGAATACATGTATATTGGGTCAGGTGCTGTAGGGCTTTTGTTTGATGAATACGGAACAGATGGCATACGTCCATTTAATACAAATGGCACATTAAGAGATAATGCAATTGATTTAGGATCATCAACTGCTCGCTTTGATGACGTTTACGCCACCAACGGCACGATCCAAACGTCTGATCAAAACGAAAAACAAGACATTGCAGAGCTAACAGATGCAGAGCAACGTGTAGCTGTAGCTGCCAAAGGATTGCTGCGTAAGTTCCGCTGGAAGGATGCAGTAGCAGAGAAGGGCGATGAAGCCAGAACACACTTTGGCATTATTGCGCAAGACCTACAAGCTGCATTTGCGGCTGAAGGATTAGACGCTGGTGACTACGCCATGTTCATTCACAGTACATGGACTGACGAAGAAACTGGCGAAGAAAAGTCACGCATGGGTGTTCGCTACAGCGAATTACTAGCGTTCATCATTGCAGCAATATAGGAGATTTAACATGGCTGTAACTTATACTTGGTCAGTAGCAAACACTGAACGTAATTTATCAGATGGTGGTATCACTGTCATCCACTGGCGTTGCACAGGCGTAGACGGAGATTACTCTGCGTCCAGCTATGGCACCACGTCACACGAACATGATGCATCAGATGCAGGATTTATTGCATACGATAGCGTCACAGAGGCAAACGCAATCGAGTGGGCTAAGGCTCAACTGGATGCGGATGCAGTAGAGCAAGCTATTGCGGATAAGATTGCCGCAGAGCAAAACCCAACTAGCGCAGCGGGATTACCGTGGGCTGCTGAATAACATAAAAGGAGATCAACATGGTTGAAGACAAAAAGACCATCACGATTGATGACGTAGACTACACAGAAGACGAGTTGAGCGACACTGCGAAGATGTGCATTAATCACATCAACAGCTTAGAGCAAAAGATCGGCAGCGCGGAGTTCAACTTGGATCAGTTAAAAGTTGGGCGCAACGCGTTCGTAGAGATGCTCAAGAAAGAGCTACCAGACAAAGGCTAAAGCATGACCGCATACTACGTCCAGCCAGAACCCAGCGCATCGGGCGGCGAGGCATACTGGCTGGAAGGGTATGCGGTTGGCGATGCCAAGTTTGCCGCAGCGCAGTCTGACGGCACAAGCACAACACTCACAGCGCCAACACGCGTGCAGATCGCGGCGATGCTGTCGGAGGGCGAAATCACATCGCTATTCGGCGGCAACCGCGTCGTTGCGGGCGCACTGGCGCAATCCCCAGCATCCGCAACGGTTACTGGCTCAGTCCGCATTCGCACTGCGGGTATACGTTCTAGCAGCACAGGCACAACGCTTGTCGGCGGGTATCGCGTAAGGCCAAACGGCTCACTAAGCCAAGCCACAGCCACAACTCTAATCGGAGCCAACGCGACATTTGACGCCTACATTGTGCCGCGCAGCTTGTATGTCGAAACAGAATATTGGGCGGTCAATTACGTTGACTACGCAATATTCTCGCACTCATCCGTGCAGCCGTCGATTGTTAAGCCAACAGGCGCATCTGCACTTGCCACATCTACGCCGCTTGTATCAGGCGGGCGCAAGCGCACAAAGACAGGCGCAGCGGTGCTTGGCGAAGCAACACCGATCATCGCGGCATCTGTTACCTACAGCAGCAACGCACTGCTTACGCAGGCGACATCTATCATACTTGCATCGCTATCCGAGAAGTGGATTGACCTTGCGGAAGATGGCGACATCTGGACGGATCAAGCGGAAGACACAGACACATGGACACTTGTTGCGGAGGCAAGCGGAACTTGGACAAACATATCCGAGGATACCGACATATGGACAGACGTATCCGAGGACACTGACACATGGGTTGATCAAAGCCCTCTAACATAGACGAAAGCTAAAAACTGCTGTATGTTAGCAGCAAAGGAGACATCACATGGCTATCACGCTAACAAAACCCGTAGTCGGCGGTTCTGACGGCACATGGGGTACAACTTTAAACAGTACGCTGGATACTGTTGCGAACTATCTTGACGGTGATCTTGAGATTACGCCAAACTTAACCTCTGGCTCTTGGAGTATCAGCGGCACGGCGGTTACTGCTACGGCTTCACAAATCAACTTACTTGCCTCGCTCACAGCCACAGCGACAGAGCTGAACTACACAGATGGCGTAACGTCTAACATTCAAACGCAGCTCGACGCTAAAGCGGCAACGGCATCGCCTACGTTTACAACCAAAATCGTCACGCCAAAGGTAGAGTTCTCAAACTGGACGATTACCGAAACGTCTGGTGTTTTGTACTTTGCAACGGGTGGCGTGAACAAAATGAAGCTCGACGCTTCTGGAAACCTTACAGTAGTTGGTGACATCACAGCATTTGGAACGATCTAATGGCGCTACAATCATCTGGCAACGCAATTAGTTTTAGCGACATCCAGACTGAGTTTGGTGGCGAAAACCCTATTAGCATGTCCGAGTATTACCAAAACTCTGTGCCAGCGCTTGTAACTGCAAACAATGGCAATGTTGGCGATACTGGAAGCGCGTTAGCTATGAGTGACTTTTACGATGGCGTATTGGCCACGTTTATTGAGTTTGAGATGATCGGCGGCGGCGGTGGCGGTGCTGGATGGGGTGGCGTCGCTGGGGGAGATGGCGGCAGCACAGGTATAACAGCATCAGGCGTTATGTTTAGCACTGGCGGCGAACCTTTAAGCGGTATTGAGAAGTTTGGCGGTTCAGGTGGGTCAGGTTACAACGGCACAAATGTTTCAGAGGCAGGAGATGCCTCTTATTATGGAGCAGGCGGAGCAGGCGGTTTGAACTCTACTTCAGGGAACCAAACAAATGGCTTTTCACCTGCGGCCACCTCTTATGGCGCTGGCGGCGGATCAGGCGGAACAAACTTCTTTTCAGGCTCTGGCCCAGATGGCGGTCACGCATCTAGCAGGATTGCATTTTCGTTCTACGGTGTTCCATCTGGCTCAATAACAGTAACTATTGGCTCTGGCGGCGCAGGCGGTGTTGGCGGCTTTACGAATGGCGGTGCGGGTGCCGCTGGCTACGCTAAATTTACAGTAGGCAACGATGTGCAAGAGTTTACATCATCAGGAACATATACGGTGCCATCATGACGTTAATACCAATAGACTTGCCAGCAGGCGTATACAAAAACGGCACAGACTTAGAGGGCCAAGGTAGATGGCAAGACGCATCTCTTGTGCGCTGGCGTGATAATACGCTGCGCCCTGTAGGTGGCTGGAACTCACGCAAGACTGGATTTAGCACAAACCCGATACGAGGCTTTCACACTTGGGAGGCCAATGACGGGTCGCGCTTCTATGCTGGTGGATCGTATAACGAGCTAAAAGTAGCCACAGCCAACAATAACGTCTACGCGATTACGCCAACTGGCCTTACGGCTGGCGATGAGCACAGTACCATTGAAACGGGCTACGGTTATGGCGCATATGGCGATGGCACGTATGGTACAGAGCGGTCTGCGTTTGGCTCCTACTCAGAGGCAAACACTTGGTCGTTGGATAACTGGGGTGAGTATCTTGTCGCTGTATCATATGCAGATGGCAAGATGTATGAGTGGCAGCTCAACACGTCCACTGCGGCAGCACAAATTTCTAACGCGCCAACGGGCAACCTTGGATTAGTCGTTACAGAGGAGCGCACAATATTCGCGCTGGGCGCAGGCAACAATCCACGCAAGGTGCAGTGGTGCGACATCGAAGATAACACCTCATGGACTGCGGCGGCGACAAACCAAGCTGGAGACATAGAACTTCAGACAGCGGGTCAGATTATGCAGGGCATTCGTACTCGCGGTCAGGTGTTGATACTCACAGACATTGACGCGCACAGCGCAAGATACAGTGGCCCGCCTTTCGTTTACGGCTTCCAGCGTGTCGGGACGGCATGCGGTGCAATATCTCGCGCAGCAGCCGTTGATACAGATGCAGGCGTGTTCTGGATGGGCCAGCGCGGTTTCTTCCGTTTTGACGGTAACATTGTCCAAGAAGTGCCATGCGACGTGTTTGACCATGTGTTTGGTGAAATACAGGATCGCAACAAGTCTAAGACGTGGGCGTGGAACAACTCAGAGTTTGGTGAGGTTTGGTGGTTCTATCAGTCTGATGCTCAATCCGACACTGGCGAGATCGACAAGTACGTTGCATATGATTTCAAAGAAAACCACTGGCACATTGGGTCGCTGTCTCGCACTGCGGGCGCACCGCGTGGCGTATTCCGTCATCCATTCTTACTAGACAGCACAGACGTGTATCAGCACGAAGTTTCTGGCACAGGTGCTACTAATATGTTTGCCGAAACTGGGCCAATACAAATTGGCAATGGCGACAACATTATGCACGTTACGCAGATGATTGCAGACGAACGCACAAAAGGTGACGTGCAGGTAAAGTTCAAGACACGCTTCTATCCAAACAGCACAGAAACAGAGCATGGCCCGTTTAATCCTGCGACGCCAACTGGATTACGCTTTGCTGGTCGTCAGTTCAAGATGCGTGTTGAGCCAGATGACGGGTCAGAGTTTCGGCTTGGCATTGTTCGTGTAGATGCGCAGCAAGGCGGTAAGAGATAATGCCTGTACCCATTCTGCCAACAATCGGACAAAGCCTAGACCAGTGGGGGCGGCAGCTTACGCAGTATTTGACGCAAAACTTGTCAAAGCTAGGCTTTAAGACTGCCGACGATAACCCGTCCGACAATGGCATCATTCTATGGGATGAGGTGAACGGCTACCCAGTCGTGTCCAAGAATAATGCGTTTGTGCAGATCGTCTTGGAAGATGGCCACGCATCCTTCTATCGCACCACAGACGTAACCGCTGCCGCAACCAATACGGCGTATGCAATCACGTATGACGCGCCAAGTGGCAATGTCGGCATTGATCGTGACGCTACGGATAACAGTAAGATCGTCTTTGAAGAGGCTGGCGAATACCTTGTTATGTTTTCTGCGCAAATATCGTCAACGTCATCTAGCACGGTGAAGTTTTACTTTTGGCCAAGGCTTAACGGTACGGACGCAGCCAACAATACTATTGTTTATTCTCTACACCAGAATGACGCAACTGTTGTTGTATCGCGTTCAGCGAAGTTTGACGTAAGTGCTAACGATTACCTGCAAGTTATGTGGGCGGTGGACAGCACGTCAGGCTTTTTAGACGCACAGAATGCGACAACATTTGCGCCTGCAGCGCCTGCAACTACGCTGCATATAACGAGGATGCATGGATGAGGGTTCACGTTTGACTGATAATGTTGTAAACTTTGAACGAAAGCCGACTATTCGGATTGAGCCTATCGTGGAAGACGTCCAAGCGGGTGTAGAGAAAACGCTATCACTGCTTGAGCCCTCGATCCGGAGAAACGAACGCAACTCTTCAATGGAAGATGTTGTGGGAGACATACTAGAAGGCCGCAGTCTAATATGGGCTGTGTATATGCAGGACACGTTGATTGCCGCATTCACAACATGCGTCATGAGGCACCCTCAGAGGCAAACGCTATACATTGAGTATATGGGTGGCACTGACATGAACGTCTGGATAAACGCAGCCATAAATGTTCTCAAGGAAGTAGCAAAGCAAGGCGAGTTAGCTGCCATAGAAGCTGACGGAAGAATTGGATTTTCACGTTGCGTGCAAGATAAAGGCTTCTTGGAAACGTATCGACACTTTGAGATGGAGCTTTAGCCGTGGGCAAGAGTAGCACAACACAGACGCAAACCTCGACAATGGATCCGCTACAGCAGCGTTACATGGAGCAATACTTCATGCC